CAGCGGTTACCAAGCTGATGTTTTCGACAACGTTTTTGTATTCCTCGTAGCTGGAAAGTCCGTTCCTCCCGGCGATGGCATCAAGCTGCTTGGTGGTTTCCGTGCTCAAACTATCAATATCGTCAGGCGAATTTTCCGTTATCTTGTCCATATCCTTGATCGCGAAAAGGACGGCTCGGATCTGCTTTTCCGTCAACGCCCTCTGTTTCACTGCAGGAAGTTTTTGCTGCACGATTTGAGCAACCGCTGCCTGCTGCCTGACCTGTGCCAGCGCGTCACCGCGGAATACGATAGCCATCGAAACGACGAAGCAGACGGTACTCAACGCGATCACAGAGGGATAAAAAATTCTGCGCATGAGGGTCTCCTCGAATGAAGCGCGCCTTTTGGTTTAGCTACTTACAAAACTAGTTCGCCCAAGTGCGGGGTTTTCGCGAGAATGGTGATCGCGAGCATTTGGCGTATGATACGTGGACTGTCATAGTTCGCAACCGTCAAGTGGTACCGAATTTTTCAGGCCTGCTTTTCCGTATATAAGCCAAGTTTCCCAAATTTGCCGGCGGCCTGCACTGACAGCGGCCTGTATAGGCAAGGATTCATGCATAAGGCAGACCAGACATGTCATGGCAAGATATTATGCAGCGCGTACTTCCTCCGATGGGAGGCGTTTCGCCTCATCTGACCAGTGCGTATGGAGTCCTTAGAAAAAAAGGTCCGCATGGCGGTGTTGACTTCAACTACCTCGGAGGCCAACAGGCAGAAATCAACCTCTCCCATCCAGCGTTGCGTGCGCCGGTTTCCGGCGTCGTCACAACCAACCCGGGGAAAGGCGATGTCGGCATGATAGCCATACGGGACAAAAATGGCTTATCTCACGAGATTCTGCACACGCATACTCAATTTTTGACAGCAGGCGATCCTGTTGTCGCCGGCCAGTTGATCGGCACGATGGGCAATACAGGAACGCAAGACCACCATGTCCACTATCAATTGAAGGATCCAGCCGGCAATATACTAAATCCAACCGCGTTCTGGGATCAGCAACGCCCGGTCGACCCCAATCCAGCTCCGCCGGCGTTGGTTCCCGAATATCAACGGTATTTGCAGCATCTCGGCGTCACCGCCGGTGATAGATTTGGGAACGCACCTGACGTCGCCGGCCCGCCCGCTGCGCCACTGGTTCAACCCCATGAAGTTCCTTCCGATCGATCGGAATTCCCCGGAGCCCGTTTTGGAAACTGGGCATCTGGCCAAGCGGCCGTCCCACCGCTAGTTCCCGCCGATCGCCCGGAATCTTTCGACAACCGCTATGGAAACTGGGGCTCTGTGCCGGCAGGCAGTTTCGGCGATACCGATTCTGCGCTGCTGCGTGCCCTGGAGAAATACAGGAGTTCGGCAACGCCCGGTGATACGCCATCCATGGCAGCAATGCCGTCGCCATCGAACGCTGACAATTCGCCGCCGTACGCCTTCGATCCTACCAAACCGCCACCGCCCTTCACGCCGTCAAACTACGCTTCGGCGTACCGCAACATCGATAAATGGATCGCTTCCCTGGCGGGCGTGGAGCCCGGCGATCCCACGGAGTTTTTGCCGCCGCCGATCTTCAGTCCGCTCTATCGGCGCTGAGCCGATCGCGCAGGACAGTCCTTAAAGACCAGCCACGGATCTCGGGATTCCGGGCTCACGCTATGCGTGCCCCGGAATGACCCGGTGCATGGCACCTTCATCTCCTTCAAGCCGAGACAACACCTGATGCCGAAAATGTCCGTTCTCGATCTCAAATCCATGCTGGCCTCGGAGAAGGCCAATGCCTTGGCGGCGGTCTCGGCGGCACAACTCGCCGAAGAGCGCGCCGACGCAATGGATTATTACCTCGGCGACATGTCCGGCGATATGCCGGCGCAGGACGGGCGCTCGCGCGCGGTCTCGACCGACGTAGCCGACACCATCGAAGGCCTGATGCCGAACCTGATGGATATCTTTGCCGGCTCCGATGAAGTCGTTCGCTTCGAGCCGGTCGGTCCCGAGGACGAAGCCGCCGCCACCCAGGAGACCGACTATGTCAATCATGTCTTCATGCAGCAGAACCCCGGTTTCATGATCCTGTACTCCTTCATCAAGGATGCGCTGCTGTCGAAGGTCGGCATTGTCAAGGTGTGGTGGGAAGAGCGCGAAGAGGAAGAGCGTGAGACCTATTACGACCTGACCGACGACCAGTTTGCGCTGCTGGCGCAGGCCGTCGAGATGTCGGACGGCGCCATGAAAATTATCGCGCACACCATCCACAACGCGCTGGACACGGCACAAACCTCGGAGGCGACGAGCTGATGAAAACCAGCGGAAATTACCCCGCGCAGGCGGCTGTTCCCCCGATGCAGGCGATGCCTCCGATGACCATGCCGGTCACCCACGACGTCACCATCGTCACCACGCGGAAACTCGCCCAGGCAAAAGTGCTTGGCGTGCCGCCGGAAGAGTTCGGCATCGAGCGCGGCGCGCGAGACATCAAGACCTGCAATTACTGTTTCCATGAGGTCGTGACCAAGACCGAAAGCCAGCTGATCGCCGAAGGCTTCGACGAGGAGCAGATCAAATCGCTTGGCGACTATACTGGTAATACCGAGATCGAAACGCTGGCGCGGGATACCGTGGAGGAGCATTACAGCACCTCGGCCGGCGGGGTTAATTCGGCGGCGCGCCTGGTCCGCATCACCGAGCATTATGTCCGGATGGATTACGACGGCAATGGCCGGGCGTGTCTCTATCAAGTCATCACCGGCGGCGACCAGGGCGAAATCCTGCGCAAGGATGGCAAGGATTGCGTCGAACCGTTCGACGCGATCCCGTTCGCCACTGCGACGCCGGTGCCGATGACACATCGATTCTTCGGCCGCTCGATGGCGGATCTCGTAATGCCGCTGCAGCGGGAGAAAACCGCGCTCAAGCGCGGCGCACTGGACAATCTCTATCTGCACAACAACCCGCGGGTGGAAGTCGCCGAGAGCAATGCCGGACCGAATACGCTCGACGATCTGCTGGTTTCGCGTCCCGGCGGCGTGGTCCGTACCAAGACGGCGGGCGGGCTGAACTGGCAGGTGGTGCCGGATATCACGACGTCGGTTTATCCGATGATGCAATATCTCGATGCCGAGCTGGAAAGCCGGACCGGCGTCAGCAAGCAAACGCAAGGAATCGACGCCGACGCCTTGCAAAATCAATCGGCGACCGCGGTGGCGCAGGTCTTCAATGCCTCGCAAATGCGGATGAAGCTGATCGCCCGCATCATGGCGGAGGGCGTGCGCGACATGTTCGCGTTGCTGCACGGAACCATCCGCAAGCATGGCCAGCAGCAGCAGACGGTTCGCCTGCGCAATGCGTGGATCAATGTCGATCCCCGCAACTGGAAAACCCGCAACGACATGACCATCAATGTGGGCCTCGGTTCCGGCGGCAAGGCGCAGCAGTTCGCGCAAGTGATGGCGCTGGCCAATATCCAGGAGAAGCTGATCGCCGGCGGCAAGGCCAATCTGGTCGGCGACCCCCAGCTCTACAACACCGCGGCCGAGATCACGCGAATCATGGGGCACAAGAACCCCGACAAGTTCTTTAACGATCCCAGCACGATCAATCCGCAGACCGGACAATTGCTGCATCCGCCGCCGGCGCCGACATCGCCGCCGCCCGATCCAAAACTATTAATCGCGCAGGCCAAGGCGCAGTCCGATCAAGCGATCGCCGCGCATCAGGCGCAGGCGCAACAACAGAAGGCGCAGAACGACGCCATCCATCTACAGGTGAAGACGCAGGCTGAGATTGAACTCGCCAGGATCAAGGCCGAGCTTGACGCCAGGATGGCGGTGCTCGACGCGCATCTGAGAGTTGCGACACATGCGCAGAGGAGCGGGCACGCCATCGTGCCAGGAGCGCGGAAAGCCAGGGACGGCCACCATTACGTTCCGGACTCGAAGCGGCCCGGCAAATTTCTGATGGTCGTTCATCATGCCTGATTATTTTTTGGTACCTGTGGACTATCAGCCGGATTTTTCCAACGTTTCGCTCGTTCCGGTCGAACACGATCCGTTCAGCGCAGACGGCATGATTCAACAGGCACGGACGGAACTGGCGAGCCAGCCGCAACCGGATGTTGGTTTCGATCAGCCGCCGCACGCACCGCAAACGCCGGTGTCCGCGCCGCCGCTCCCGCCAATTGTGCGGAACGACGGAGAGACGCCCTCTGATCCGCAACCACCCGCACAAGATCTGCACTCGCAATATCAGGCCTTACGGCCGATGGTCAGTGACCGCAACGCAATGCTCGCGACCGTTCATCCGGAATTCGGACAAACCCTGATCGCGCAAGCGCTGGCGAACCAGCAACAGCCTGGCGATACGTTCGCGCCCGACCCGACGGGTGGCGTCAACGGGCCAATCGGGACGAAAATTGCGGAGCTTGCAAGCGATTTTTACAATCAGTCTATCCTAAAGCCTGCAAGGGATCTCAGGGATATGGGGCATGACCTCGTAACCGATCCTGCCTACTTCTTGCATGCGATCGGACCAAGCCTCGTCGGACTCGGAATGAGTGCGCCGGCGCCTCAA